CCGTTCGGGATGGCGAAGATCCTGACACCGCGATACGTCTGCCGGAACCAGCTTACGAACTCGCGCTGTTCGACGTGTTCGGATCTACCAGGCTCTGCGCTACCAACTGCGCCGCGTGACGTCGTAATACTTCCCGTTACGGCGGAAGCTGATCTCTTTCGGGCACGGCCAGCCCTGAAGTTCATCAATACCATTTTCAATCCCCGATATCGTCCCGTTAACCCGCGCAGCAATCGCCGCCAGCCTTTTCATCGCCATGTAAGTGGCGCTGCCACCATGCCACACAACGAAGTTTTCGCGAATGATCGGCTGCGACAGCGAGCGCGGGTAATAGCGCACACTAAGCATCTTCTTCCCGGCGGCGCTGGTCTCGACCGACCAGTTCCAGCTTGTGACGGGGATCGTCTCCTCCGCCGCGTCACTCAGAATCGGGTCATCGTGCAGCTTCAAACTTGGCGGCTTGCGCTCCCACACATGGCCACAGGTCGGGCATTCCATCACGGACAGGTGCACCAGCGTATCGCACTCAGGACACGCCTTGACGGGGGCGTCCCCCGCCTTCTGGCCTGGCTTGCGCGGGCGCGGGTTATCGAACGGCCCATGCGTCGAGACAATCCCGGCGAAGTCCAGAACAAGGCAATCCTTCTTGCCTTCCGCCGTGCGCGTGCCACGCCCCAGCATCTGCACATAGAGAGACGTTGACAGCGTCGGCCGGCAGGCGGCGATCAGGTCCACGTTGGGCGCGTCAAAGCCTGTCGTCAGGACATTGGCGTTGGTGATGGCCTGTATCTCGCCACGCTTGAACGCCGCTATGATCTCGGCGCGTTCCTCGGATGGCGTCTCGCCCACCACGGTTGCCGCTGTCACGCCTTGCCGCAACAGCGCATCGCGCAGGCCGTAAGCGTGCGCCACGGATACGGCAAAGACGATCCAGCTACGGCGCTCGCCTGCGTGCTGGATAATTTCAGCCGCAACGTCGTCATTCGTCTTCAGGTCGTTCACGGCAGCGTCAAGATCGGCCTCAACATATTCCCCGCCACGCCGCCGCACATTATCGAGGTCATACGTTGTCGCCGTGCGCTTGCACGTCAGCCTCGCAAGGTGGCCAGCCTTCAACAGCTCCATGTAAGTGACTGGAACAATCAAAGAGCTAAACAATGCAGGCGGATCGGTTATCATGCCATGCCCCAGCCGGTAGGGCGTGGCCGTCAGGCCAATGACACGCAGGGCCGGGTTGATTGCTGTAAGGTCGTCAATCAGTTTCCGATACTGCCCAGCGGCGCCCGCAGGAATGCGGTGAGCTTCATCCACAATTAGCAAGTCAACATGCCCGATCTCGTCAGCCTTGCGCGCCAGGCTTTGCACGCCGCCAAACACGATTGACTGTGATGCGTCACGCTGGCGCAGGCCGGCGGAGTAAATGCCCAGCGGCGCGGTCGGCCAGTATTCGCGCATCTTGGACGCGTTCTGTTCGATCAGCTCTTTGACATGCGTCAGCATCAGGATGCGCGTCTCTGGCCACTCGCGCAAAGCTTCCTGGCAATAGGCCGCGATGACGTGAGACTTCCCGGACCCGGTAGGCATCTCTATAACGGGATGCCCTTCCGGATGCCGGGTGAACCAGTCGTTAAGCATGTCGATTGCGCGCTGCTGGTAGTCTCTTAGCGCCATCAGAACGGAACCTGTGAATTGATCAGGTCAAAGCTCGTCCGTGCGCCCGTTTCCGGATCGCCGTTCCTTTCAACCTTGCCGTCTATCTTCCAGACGCCCGTCACGCCGTCGTCGCTTTCCATCATCTCCCACGGCACAAGGTCCGGGTGCAGGACATGGCTGGTGCAGCCCTTGCGCTGCGCGGGGACGGGGATCACGTCATCAAAAACCCCGCAATGCCAGTATCCGTCAGGCCGCGCCGTCGCGTGAGCGCACGTCCTGCAATTGACCTCGCGTGTCAGCTTCGTCTGGTGGCAGAAATTGTAGGCCGGGCAGAACTTGCATTGATACCAGGCAGGGGACGCGCCCGCGACTGGCTCTGGCATCCTGTCGCTTTCGCTTATCCTGTGGCCCCGCTCAATCGCCGCCGTCGCCGCCGCCTTGTCATAGTGGATGCGCTCAACGTGCAGCCGATCGTCATTCTTGTTGACGCCGACATACAGCGCGCGATCCAGCCCCGCGCCGTGCATGTAAACCTGCATCTGGACCCAATGCATCGGCTTGGCCTTGGCGACGCCGACCTTCTCAAGCTCTGCAAAGCTCTTGTCATTGTGCGTCTTAAACTCGGCGACGTGCATTGCCTTTGGCGCTTCGGGAATGTTGGATACGATGGCGTCCGCCGATCCTGAAATATGACCGCCAAACGTATAGTGCGCCTGCGTGCTTTCGATCTTGACCCCGGCCAGTTCAAGGTCGGCAAGTATCGTATGCTCCTCCATCTGCCCGCGCCGGAACAGGCGCAGCATCCGGCCTTCGTGTTCCTCAATGACTGCCCAGCGGAAAGACAGCCACAGCCAGCGGTCGCATGGGTGGCCAAGGGCGCTTGCGCCCATGTGGGGGCGGGGCAAACGCCCCGCCGCCTCTGCATGGCGTTTGTCGATTAGCGTCACAAGCCCATTCTGAGGCGGCGGGATTTGCATCCTATTTCCTCCACGGCGGGGCTTTGGCGGCAGCGGGCTTCGGTGCGTCAGGCTTCGCAGCCGCCGGCGTCCCGCCGCCATGCTTCCACCCGCGCACTTCGTTGCGGGCGGCGTACTCGCCTTCAGCGGCTTGCACGTCCAGCTTGATCTCGCACGTTCCGCCGATGAGCTGGTCCGTGTCCTGTATCTCGGCAAGACCAATCGCGCGCATCAGTTCGCCGAGTTGCTGGCGGCCGATCTGTTCGGCTTTGGCGTTCGGGTTGCGGATGTTGAGGTTGCCGAAGATGACGCGGCCCTGATGGGCTGGCCCGACGATGTCGTAACGGATCTTGATGTATTGCCCGTTCCCCGCCTTCGTGTCCTTGACCTCGGCGGAGTGGATGCGCGCGGCATACCAGCCCGGCGGGACCGGATCGTATGAGCGGTCGCTTTCGGGCAGCGATCCGATGCTGATGGTTTCATCAAGTCTCATGGTTAGTTCCCATCTTTTGTGATTGAGAATGACGCGCGGCCGGGCGTCACGGTTATTGCTTCGGACAGGACGTCGGTGATCGCTGGCGCCGCAGCTTTCCACAGCGCCATATTGACCTCTGGCTTCCAGCGGAACAGTTGGCCTAGGTGCGCAGTCAACCCGCGCGCCTCTGCAACTTCCTGCAGCTTGTCGCCGTCAATCTTCCAGTTATCCCGCGCCGTAAGGCGGACCTTGTAGCCCGCCCATTCGGTGCGCTCCGTCGCCAGCATCTCGTCTTCAATCTGCCGGCGGCGTTCAGTCCATTCAGTTTCGGCTTGCTTCGCCTCAAGCCAGAGGGCGGCGAGGTTGTCTTTCTTGAGCACAAATGGAGGTAGGCGGCTCATTCATTCCCCCTGTATCTTGGCAATGATCGCGCCGAGGTCCGGCGCTTCCCATGCGTCAAGGCGGCCAGAGCGATCCTTCGCCAGCCAGAGGCCGTCGCTGTCGCACATCAGGCCGCGCTGCGGCACGCCTTCGGCGTCCTTCTCGACGCGCAGCGCCAGCACTTCATCAAAGAAATAAGGAAGCTGCTGGCCGGATTTCTGGCCCGGCATTGATGGCGCGTAGAGGATGCGACCCATTTCGTCCTGGCTCTTGTCCAGCTTGGCCGACATGTAGACATGCTTGCCCGGAAGGTCGCGGAATGCGCGGATGATATAAGCCATCGCCTCTTGCATCGCGCCGTAAGCCTGGCGCGGGTCTTTTGCGATGCGCTTTTCGTCGCCAAGCACGACTTCTGCGATTTCCGAAATGCTGTCCAGCGCGACAGACTGATAGTCCGCCGCCTCCGCTGACGACGCCAGCCAGTCGCGCGCATCAGTCAAGTCTGCAATGTTGCCGATCTCGATATAGGCAAGGTCAGCGCCCGCAATCGAAAGCAGCCCCGCTTCGGCTGACAGCGTGATGGGGTTGGGGAGTGTAGGGATTAATGAAGTCTTGCCCGCGCCGGCTTGTCCGTACACGAGCAGTTTGACGCCATCACGCGCAAGTGCGCTCGTGCGCTTAAGGTTGATTGCCATGTGTCTGTTCCTGTTGCGTCCAGTCGGTTGATCCGGTCGGACAGGATTTAATTTGCACAAAATGCACGGCCATGCAACCGTCGATTTGAATGGGAGGCGGAAATCATGGCTGACGTGACACACATCTTTGGTGGCCCCTGGCGCTTGCCTGATGCGGTCGCGCTGGAGGATCAGATCCGACAGGCGATGGCGTCGGCTGGCGTGACGCCGCCCCCCACGATTGCGCTGGATGGCAAGCTGCACCGCTACCAGACGGGCAGCAAAGGCCAGCCGGGCCACGACAAGCCGGGATGGTATGTGTTCTTCCCCGATGGCGTGCCGGCGGGAATGTTTGGCGACTGGCGCACTGGTGCTTCCAGCACGTGGCGGGCCGACATTGGCAGGGAGTTGACCGCACCGGAGATCGCAGGCGTCTCCCGCCGCCAGGCCGAGGCAAGATCGGCTCGAGATGCAAAAGCCGCCAGCGCCGCCGACAGTGTGGAGCTGATCTGGTCACAGGCGGGAGCCGCCAGCCCTGACCATCCTTACCTGATGCGCAAAGGCGTTGGCGCGCATGGCCTGCGCATCACAGGCGATGGCCGCCTGATGGCCCCCCTGTTCAACACGGACGGTACGCTATCCTCGCTCCAGTATATCGACGCAGAAGGCGGCAAGCTTTACCACCCCGGCGGCGCCACCGGCGGCAAGTATTGGAGCGTTGGGTTACTTGAGGGTGATCTGATCTACATTGCCGAGGGCTTCGCCACGGCCGCCACCATCCACGAAGTCACCGGCAAGCCCTGCGTGGTGGCTTACAGCGCATCCAATCTCGTCCCCGTCACCGGCGCCGTTGCGACATCCCATCCCGCCGCCCGGCTGGTGATTGTCGCCGACAATGACGCATCCGGCGTCGGGCAACGTTACGGCGAGCAGGCTTCCGCCCGGCATGGCGCTCGCCTCATTGTCATACCCCACTTAGGGGATGCCAACGATTACCGCGCCGCCGGCCATGACCTTGGGGCATTGCTGAACCCGTCTGTCGACCAGTGGCTAATCCCTGCGGATGACTTCAGCGCACAGCCCGCGCCGATATCCTGGCTAGTCAAGGGCTGGCTGCAGGACCGCGCCTTGATCATGGTTCACGGCCCGTCAGGCGGCGGCAAGACTTTCCTTGTACTCGATTGGGTCCTGACAATGGCGTCAGGGGCTCGTCAGTGGAACGGCCGCAAGGTCCGCCCCGGTCCCGTGGTCTACCTCGCTGGCGAAGGCCATCAAGGCCTGCGCGGGCGGGTGGCGGCGTGGAAGCAGCACCACGGCGTGGCGTCCTTGTCGATGTGGCTTAGCAAAGGCGGCTGCGACCTGAACACCCGCGACGGCCTGCGGCGCGTCTCCGACGCTGTCCGGGAGCTTCCTGTTACCCCTAGCGTTATCGTGGTCGATACCCTGCACCGCTTTCTCAACGGCGACGAGAACAAGGCGCAGGACGCGAAAACCATGCTGGATGCCTGCGCGGAACTCATGGACACTTTCAAAGCGGCGGTAATACTGGTCCACCATACGGGAGTGTCAGACGAGGCCCAGCACCGGGCGCGGGGATCCTCCGCCTGGCGCGGGGCGCTGGACATTGAGGTGTCCGTTATCCCCGGTAACGAAAAGGGCGACCCTATGCAGGTCGTCCAGCGCAAGAGCAAGGACGCCGAACTGGCTGAGGACATCACCGTTGAGCTGATGTCGGTCCCGATCACAGGCTGGCTGGACGAGGATGGCGAACAGGTCACAAGCGCAGTCGTCTCCCTCAGCGAGCGCCGGGCCAACGTGAAGGTTCACCCCAAGGCGGGGCAATACCAGCAGACATTCCGGCGCGCGTGGGAGCATGGCGGATGTGTCTGGCGGGATAGTCTTCCCTTCGTTGACAGGGACGCTTTGCGTGAAGTTTTTCTAATAGATGGAATATCCGAAAAAGCCGTCCGGAACTACCTCAACCCCAACGCCGAACACAAGCCGGTCAGCGTCCTCTTGCAAGCCTCCTACATCGCACCGACCCAAGGCGGCTGGCACATCGTGCAGGCGGAATGGGTGGCGCAACTCAGAATGGTCAGAAGCGCACCTAGTGCACCTGAGCGCACCTAGGTGCACTGGTGCGGGGTTGGCAAAAAGCTAGCAAAATCAGGAAAGGGCCGCACCGCACCGCACCTACTACCTTTAGGTAGGTGCGACTGGTGCGCTCCTGATTGCAGCTTGCTGGTTTTCGGTTGACCACACGCGGCAAGCAATGCACAACGCTCGCCTGACACGAGAGGAGACCACTCAATGACCGAAGCCGAAGCCATCATGGAATTTCGTGAAGCGTCCGCCGCAGTACGCCGAGCATTTGGCGCGCGCGACGATGCCCGCGTTGACCAGATCCTGGCAGACACCCGTATGGGCCAAGCCACAGTAAATCTATCAGACGCCCAGGCACGCTTGCACGCCGCCGACATTGCCCTCCAAGCCGCCCGCGCCGAGCCGCCCACGCCGGCCGACATCGACGTGACGCGCAATCCGGTCATGTTTGGCGTGACGTTCGATGAGATCCCCGCCGTCACGGGTCCGAACGGCTCAGACGAGGCGCCCTACTGATGGGCGACGTGGTCAAGCTTATTGTTCCCAGCATGTCTTCGGATGGCATCCTCGCCGCAGCCAAGGGCAAGCTTGCCAGCGCCATCGTTCTCGGCTTCGATGCGGACGGAGCAGAATGGATCACGTCCAGCACCAGCGACGTCGGCGTGATCCTGTTCCTGCTGGAGCGAGCCAAGGCCGCCGCAATGGCGTCCGTGACGTTGACAGACGCGGCGGGTTAGGTAGATTTTCCGTGTCGGTGCTGACCGACGAGGGGTCCAACCCGTCAGAGTAGATTAATCACCTAGCTCTGGCGGGTCCTTCCCCATGCACACAAACCTAATCCAGGCCGTTTTCTTTCCCCACATCGTTGACGATGAATTCATCGAAGCAATCGTGGGCCACGTCATCGAGACAGTCCGCAAGCTGGACATTACAGACCTGCGCCGACGCAAAGCCCAGCGCCTCATAGAACAGACAGCCTGCCAGGCCGTTGCCGATATGTGGACCGCAGCGTTCCGCAAGACATTCAAGCCTAACAGATCATGGCCCCAGGCAACCGCCATCCTGCTTGACAATCCGAAGCGTGTCGTGATTGAACTCTGGATAGGGCACGAGTACCACGCCGAAGACATTCCGGACCCTATCGAGGTATTCTTTGATGGCGAGTAAGCGCGGTCTATACAGCAACATCGCCGACAAGAAGGCCCGTATCGCTGCAGGCTCCGGCGAGACAATGCGCAAACCCGGAACCAAGGGCGCACCTTCCGCTGCGGCATTCAAGGCTGCGGCCAAGACTGCCAAAAAGCCTAAACGCTAAATAAATATCGAAATATTCACAATGGGCGCAGGTGGCAGAAGACCGGGAGCAGGCAGGCCAAAGGGGTCAGTCAGCACGCAGACCAAAGCCTTCAAGGAAGCCGTTGAGATTGCATTCTCCGAGCTTGGCGGTGTGAACGGCCTAGTCGAATGGGCAAGGACAAACCCCGACGCGTTCTACAACGGCATATTCCCCAAGCTTGCGCCGCTTCAAGTTCATCACAGCGGCGATGACAGCAGGCCAGCAATCCAGATCGATCACGGCATTGCCGGCCAGCGTGTCAAATCCCTGCTCGACCAGATCACCAGCAAATGACCCAGAGCGTCGCCGAGCGCCTGGCCGCCCTGCCGCGCGATGAACGCAACGCCATCGTGGACAAGCTGACGCCAGCAGAACAGGCAGCCCTGCTGTATGACTGGCGAGACTTCCTAGCCCGCCCTGAACAGATTAGCCCCGATGGTGACTGGGATATCTGGCTGATCCTCTCAGGCCGTGGATGGGGCAAGACCCGCACCGGGGCCGAATGGGTCAAGGAAGCCGTTGCCAAAGGCTACAAGCGCATAGCCCTGATCGGGGAGACAGCAGCCGACGCCCGTGACGTCATGGTGGAGGGCGTGTCCGGCATCCTGTCAGTTTACCCGGAAGGCGAGCGGCCGCTGTATGAGCCATCGAAGCGCCGCCTGACGTGGGCGAACGGTGCAGTTGCAACCACGTTCAACGCGACCGAGCCAGACCAATTGCGCGGACCGCAGTTCGACCTTGCGTGGTGCGATGAGCTAGCCAAATGGCGCTATGCCCGCGAGACATGGGACCAGCTCAGCTTCGGCCTGCGCCTTGGCGATCATCCCCGCGTTCTGGTGACGACAACGCCAAGGCCTGTCGAACTGGTCAAGGCCATCGTTGCCGGGTCCGAAGGCAAAGTCCACATCACGCGTGGGACCACGATGGACAACAAGTCCAATCTCGCAGCCAAGTTCCTCGAGAAAATCCAGTTGAGGTATGAAGGCACCCGCCTCGGCCGGCAGGAACTGCGCGGGGAAATCCTTGGCGACATTCCCAATGCGCTTTGGACCTATGGCCAGATCGAAGCGAGCCGCGTCCGGACCTACGACCCGCTCAACCGCGTGGTGGTGTCGGTTGACCCTGCGATATCCAATACCGAGGACAGCGACGAGCATGGCATTGTCGTCGCTGGCGTCCATCACAAGACGCAAGAGGCTTACGTTCTTGAGGATGCGTCCATGTCCGGAAGTCCGCTAGAGTGGGCGAGGCGGGCGGTTAACCTGTACGATACGCACAACGCTGACGCGATTGTCATCGAGGTCAACCAGGGCGGGGACATGGTAGCCCAGACCCTGCGAAGCGTCCGGAATAACGTTTGCATCAAGGAAGTCCGGGCCACGCGCGGCAAGCATGTCCGGGCTGAGCCTATCGCCAGCATGTATGAACAGGGCCGGGTCCACCACGTCGGCAGTTTCCCGCAGCTCGAGACGCAGATGACGCAGATGACGACCTTTGGCTATGAAGGGGCAGGAAGCCCTGACCGGGTCGACGCGCTGGTGTGGGCCATGACTGACCTGTTCCCGTCGATGGTTGCCAAGACGGCCGCACAACGCCCCACAAATAGGATTATCCCCATCGTGACACCCATGAGTAGATAGGGTACGCCTGCAAATCATGGGGCGTGAAACCAAAGAGGCGAGGCTACAGCGCATCCATAGCGATGCCATCGCCGAGTTTGACACGATCCAGTCCACGATGAAGGACGAGCGGCAGCAATGCCTTGAAGATCGTCGCTTTTATTCCATCGCCGGCGCGCAGTGGGAAGGCAACCTCTCCGAACAGTACGCGAACAGACCGAGATTTGAGGTCAACAAGGTCGCGCTGTCCGTCATGCGGATCATCAGCGAGTACCGCAACAATCGCGTCACGGTTGACTTTATCCCCAAGGACGGGAGCACGAACGTCAAGCTGGCCGATACCTGTGACGAGCTGTACCGCGCCGACGAACAGGACAGCCAGGCTGACGAGGCCTATGACAACGCCTTCGAGGAAGCCGTTGGCGGGGGCTTCGGTGCGTGGCGTCTGTCCAACCAGTACGAGGATGAAGGCGACCCCGAGAACGAGAAGCAGCGGATTGTATTTCAACCGATTTTTGACGCTGACACGTCTGTCTTTTTCGACCTGAACGCCAAGCGCCAAGACAAGAAAGACGCCGAGTGCTGCTTTGTCCTGATATCCATGACGCGCGCCGCCTACATGGCGACGTTCAACGATGACCCTGCGTCATGGCCCAAGACGATCCAGTTCGTGCAGTTCGATTGGGTAACGCCCGATGTCGTGTACCTTGCCGAATATTACGAGAAGGAACAGGTCAGCGAGACGTTGCGCATTTTCCGCTCGCTTGACGGTGAAGAGACCAAGTATACCGAGGCCGATTTCGAGGATGATCCGGACCTTGAGCAGATGCTGTTATCCACCGGCAGCGTTGAGGTCAGGCAGCGCAAGATCAAGCGCCAAAGGGTCCACAAGTACCTGATGAACGGGCAGCGCGTGCTCGAGGATTACGGCCTGATTGCCGGGTCCGAAATCCCCATCATCCCCGTCTATGGCAAGCGCTGGTTCATTGACAACATTGAGCGCTGCCAGGGTCACGTCAGGCTGGCCAAGGACGCTCAACGCCTCAAGAACATGCAATTGACGAAGCTGGGCGAGATCAGCGCTTACTCGACTGTCCAGAAGCCCATCTTCACGCCTGAGCAGGTCGCCGGCCACGAAGTCCTGTGGGCAGAGGACAACGTCAAGCGCTACCCGTACCTGCTGGTCAATCCCGTGACCAATGCGGATGGCGGCGAGCAGCCAATGGGCGCGCTGGATTACACCCGAGCGCCGGAGATACCGCCTGCGATGGCTGCGCTGCTGCAGATTACCGAAACCGACATGCAGGAAATTCTCGGCAACCAGCAGCAAGCCGAGATCATGCAGCCGAACATGTCGGGCAAGGCGGTAGAGCTGATCCAGAACAAGCTGGACATGCAGACTTTCATTTACCTGTCCAACTTCGCCAAAGCCGTGAAGCGCTGCGGTGAAGTCTGGCTATCGATGGCCCGTGAAATCTACGTCGAGCCTAACCGCAAGATGAAGGCCATCCAGACGACCGGCGAGCCGCGCACGGTCGAGCTTGCAAGGCCAATGGTCAACAAAGAGACTGGGGCAATCGAGACAGACAACGACATCGCAGACGCCAAGTTCGATGTCGCCGTTGACGTTGGGCCAAGCACCACGAGCCGGCGCGCGTCTGTCGTCCGCGCAATCACCGGCATGATGCAGATCACGCAGGACCCGGAAACCATCCAGATCCTTGGCTCGATGGCGATGATGAATATGGAGGGAGAAGGTCTCTCCGAGATGCAGCAGTATTTCCGCAAGAAGCTGCTTAAGCTTGGCGTGCTGGAGCCGAACGAGGAAGAGGCCGCCGCGATGGCTGAAGAACTGCAAGCCATGCAGGACCAGCCCGACCCGCAGAAGGAACTGTCCGACGCGCTGGCAATGGAAGCCAAGGCCAAGGCGTCGCTGGCTATGGCGAACAGCGAGAAGTCGCTGGCGCAAGCCGAGGAAAGCCGCGCCAACACCATCGTCAAGCTCACCGGCATTGGCATGGACGAGGACGCAGCCGCCAGCCCATCAGCCCCGCCCCCGCGTGATGAAAAGGCAGAGCTCGAACTGGAAGCGATGCGCCTTGAGAACCGGATGCGCAAGAACAAGGTGGACGCAACCGACACGCAGATTGAACAGCTCAAAGCCGAGCGCATGACGAATGACACGATGGTGCAGGCAAGCCAGGCCATGCAGCAAGCCGTCATCGGCCTGAGCGAAAGCGTGTCCGTGATCGGCAACGCGGTAGGCCAGATGAGCGAAGCCGTGGGCCAGTTTGCGGCGGTGAGCAGCGATAACACCGACAAGGCCATTGCGGCGCTATCGAAGCCAAAGCGCGTGGTGCGAGAGAAGGGCCGTATCACAAAGATTGAGACGGACACCTGATGGCCGATAACGTCGGATATACACCAGGGGAAGGCGCAACGGTCGCAGCCGACGACATCGGCGGCGTACTTCACCAGCGCGTCAAGGTGGGCATCGGTGCCGATGGCGTGGCTGTGGATGTGTCCGACGCCAACCCCATGCCGGTCACGGGTACGGTTGCTGTCACTGGCGCAGTTGCCGTTACGGGCGGGCTGACTGACGCCGAGCTGCGTGCGTCGCCCCTGTCAGTCGTGGCGCTGGACCCATCGACGGGAACCAGCTTCGGCCCCATCACCACGGCCAACACAATCCTCTTTGCAGCCATCGACACAACCGGCGAGCGGTCAATTGTCCTGCAACTGACCGGGCTGTGGGTAGGCTCAATTGACCTTGAAGCTTCGCAGGACGGGGTGACATGGTTCGATGCGTTCGGCGTCTGCCAAACCAACGAGATAGCGCCGGGTCCGTCCTTCTATGCGCCTGGCGTAATCGTCATCCCGGCGACGGCTCGTTACTTCAGGGCTATCACCAGCACAGACTTTAGCGGCACAGTCTCGGGCCTGTACTCGCAGCGCGCTTTCGATGTCGCGCCGTTTTTCCAACGGACTGTCCTGTCTGACGTGTCCACGGACGTGCGGATGCCAATGGCGGGCCTCAATCCGCAGGGCAACCTAACGCAAGTCGCGCTCTCGGAACTAGGGCAGGTAGTGCCGGCAGATGGTCGCGTGCTGACCGCATCGCTGTCCCGCATCGGCACTGTCTGGCAGGTCGAGACGGTAGGGTACAACAGCATATCCGTGCAGCTATTTGCGCAAGTCGCGTTCACGGGAACGGTGACGTTCCAGACATCGAACGACTGGACGACATGGACGGCGGTGCAAGGCTGGCCGGTTGCAGGCGGCGCGGCGCCGATCACAAGCGCGACGGCGGCAGGGCATTGGATCTTCCCGACGCTGGGTCGCTACTTCCGGGTGCAGGTCACAGCGTACACTAGCGGCGTGATCGGGGCTGTTGGCGTGCTGAAGTCTGCGCCTGCGTTCTACCCGGCCTCAACGCCGACTGTCTCGGCAGCGATTTCCGGCACGGCTGCGGTCAACATCAGCCAAGTTGGCGGCACGGGCGTCACTGGCGGCATTGCCATCGGCACAAACGGCGCAACCAACGGCTCGACGATGAGCACGCTTGTCAGCGCGGGAACGAACAACCTGACGCAGCTAAAGGCGTCGCTTGGCCGTATCCACATGATCCACATCCAGAACACGAACGCGCTTATCCGCTATCTCAAGATTTTCAACCTGCCATCCGCCTCGGTGACGATGGGATCAACCGCAGCGGTGGGCAACTTCAGCATTCCAGGCTCAGGCAAGCTGCAAATCGAGACGCCGCTTGGCCTGAACTACGGCGGCACAGGCATATCCTTCGCAATGGTCACGGGCTCCAGCCTGACTGACAACACGGCCGTCACAGCTGGCGACCTCATAGCTAACTTCCAGATCGTCTAAGGGGACCACACATGGCAATTGCACAAAGTATCGTCGGCCCCATCGCAGCGGCGGGCAACGGCGCCATCGCCAGCAGTCGCGCAGGCCAGCTTGGCGATGTGATCGGCTCTGACCTTCATGGCCGCTACTATGAGACGAACTATCGCGGCGCGGCTTACTTCGGCGGCCACGCTGCCGTTGCTGCATTGAGCGCCAACACCATCACGCTGACGGCCACGACCACGCCAATTCTCGGGGTGTACAACCCAGCGGGCAACACGAACAACCTCGTCATCCTGCAAGCCAGCCTGAACTGCTTCTCAAGCAACCTCACGTCAGGCGCAGGCCCCGGCGCTTTCGTCTGGGCGGCGAGCCTGAACAATGCCTCCGTCTCCACCGGCCTGAACCCGTACAACGCCAAGACGCTGCTTCAGTCAGGCAGCAATGCGAAATACTTCGCGGGCGCGACAGCCCTGACGGGCTTGACCAACAACCTCGTCATCATCGGCGGCGCCGCCCTGCCATCGCCTTCGGGCCTGACCTACACCACGCTGGCGTCAACCGCGCTTCTGCCCAGCTACGTTGGACGTGAAGACCTTGACGGCCTGTTCATCGTGCCGCCCGGTGGCGTGCTCGCATTGCTCAACACTACGTCCTCGACCACGTTTAGCGCGGTCGGCAGGATCGCTTGGGAAGAGGTTCCGGTTTAACCAATGTTCCTGACGCTGCTTCAGTCGCGGGGAGGGCCATCGCCGGTTGTGCTGACCGGCGGTGGCATGTCTGCGGCTGGATCGCGGCGCAGCTCAGCGCACGAGTGGGAGCTTGAGCTTCAGCAGGCCGCGCGCTTGGCATCCATTGCCAAGACCATGTCGCAGTCCGACCGCCCACAGGCGCAGCGGATCGCACGCAAGATCAAGGATTACACGGGCGAGGTTCGGCAGCTTGAAAGCCTGAAGCGTGAGCTGGCCAAGCTGGAAGCGGTGCAGCGCGAACAGACCGTGCGCACGCAGATCCAGGCCGAGCGTGACCGCGACCTGCGGGCGGCGGCCAACGAATTAAACAACCTGCTAATAGACGATGAAGACGCAATCGCAGTAATCATGGCGTCAGAAGAATTCGAGACACGGTTAATGCTCGCGGTGGTGGGCATCAAACTGCACTGAGAAACCGGCCAACCAGTCAGCCGGCCCAAATGACTGAGCAAGGAAGCGCAAGATGTTGAACCCAGACGAGGACGAACTGAACCCGCTTGTGGAGGGCGAGATGCCCCCAGAGCCCGCTGTTGATGGCGAGACGCCACCAGCGGAAGAAGGTGAAACCGAACTTGTCGTCAGCATCGGCAACGAGGAGCCCGAACCCGATCCGGTCGCTGAACAAGTCCAGCAAGCCCCGGAATGGGTCAAGGAACTCCGCAAGCAGAACCGCGAACAACAGAAGCGCATCAAGGAACTGGAACGCAGCATACAGGCGCCGGCCGCACGGGGTGAGACAACTACCGCCCCGCCGCAAAAGCCAACGCTTGCAGATGTGGACTATGACACGGGCGCTTACGAGGCAAAGCTTGATGACTGGTACAAGGCGAAAGCTGCGTATGACAGCCAGGAAGCCAAACGCCAGCAGGAACGGGATGCGGTCAAGGGAGCATGGGAAGCCAAGCTCACCGGC